GGCGCTTAACACAACAGTGATTAACGTAGCAAGGGGTCTTGCTACGTTACATTATTAGGAGTATAACCATGGCAACAAAACCCTTTGATTTAACAAAATTTCGAAAAACTCTAACAAAAAGTATTGACGGCTTAGGCGTAGGCTTTAATGATCCTACTGATTGGGTTGGTACCGGCAATTATGCACTTAACTACCTTATTAGTTCAGACTTCCATAAAGGCATTCCACTAGGTAAAGTAACTGTGTTTGCAGGCGAGTCAGGTGCAGGCAAAAGTTATATTTGTTCAGGTAACATTGTTAAAAATGCACAAGAACAAGGAATATACGTAGTACTAATTGATTCAGAAAACGCACTTGACGAATCATGGCTACACGCATTAGGTGTAGATACTACTGAAGAAAAACTTCTTAAACTTAATATGGCTATGATTGACGATGTAGCTAAAACTATTAGTGAGTTTATGAAAGAATACAAAGCAATGGAAGACAAACCAAAAGTATTATTTGTAGTAGATTCTTTAGGTATGTTACTAACTCCGACTGATATTAATCAATTTGAAGCAGGTGATTTAAAAGGTGATATGGGTCGTAAACCTAAAGCACTTACTGCACTTGTTCGTAATTGTGTTAATATGTTTGGTAGTCACAACGTTGGATTAGTATGTACTAATCATACGTATGCAAGTCAAGATATGTTTGATCCTGATGATAAAATATCAGGTGGTCAAGGATTTGTTTATGCATCAAGCATTGTAGTAGCAATGAAAAAACTTAAACTAAAAGAAGACGAAGACGGTAACAAAGTTAGTGAAGTAAATGGTATTCGTGCCTCTTGTAAGATTATGAAAACGCGTTATGCTAAACCATTCGAAACACTACAAATTAAAATTCCATATACAACCGGTATGAATCCATTTAGCGGATTAGTTGATTTATTTGAAAAAAAGAACATTTTGAAAAAAGATGGTAATAGACTTAAATACGTGGCTACTGACGGTACTGAAATTAAACAATACCGTAAAGAGTGGGAAAGTAATGCTAACGGCGCCCTTGAACGAGCAATGGCCGAATTTACTGACGAACCTGTATTATTAGATATTATTGATGATGCAGACGATATTGACAATTACGTTACGGAGGACGATAATGTTGAATGAAACACAAATTGCTGATGTATGGTTATTATTTGCAGATTACATTGATAAGAAACAAGCAGAAATTGCTGCTGAAAGATTTATTGAATTATTAGCAGACTTTGGATCAACTGATCGCACCTTTTTAGGTGCTACTGGAATTGATCCTACGTTAGACCAAGCAATTAACTATTATTTAGAAGACAATGAAGACGAAGATGACGGCTACAATGACTTGGAGTTTTAATGAGTTGGTACGGTATAATTACTAGAGACATTACTAGACTACCGGATGGTATTTTGCACTTTGAATCAGAATTGACAGATGCCAAAAAAGAATGTAAAATAGCAGGAAACGTAGAAAAGGCATCTGCAGCAATGCCTGGCATTGTAGAACACAGATATGGACAGCTTCAAGAAATTGAAGCTATCCTAGAGTTCCTTAATATTGAACTTAAACGATTAAAGAGTTATCACTTTAGAAAGTATTTAGAAACATACGCAAGGGCATTAAGCAGTCGTGATTGTGAAAAATATGTAGAAGGCGAAGATGAAGTAATCGAGTATGAAAAAATTATAAATGAATTTGCGTTAATAAGAAATCAATGGTTGGGTATTACAAAAGCCTTAGATCAAAAATCGTATGCATTAAGTAATATTATACGATTAAGATGTGCAGGCATGGAAGACGCAACCCTTTAAACTAACATGACGGGCTTAGTGCCCGTCACTACTTTAGGTGTATAACACATGAACACAATTGACAATCTGCTTCATTTTGTATTTCTCGAAGCTATGACAACCCCTCTTCCGTTCTCATCAAGAGATAGCCGTACATTGCAAAGTTTACATACTGCAATGCAAACTGATACATACATTACCGAAAAACAAGGTAATTTATTACTTCAAATAATAAGCAATGAAATTTACGCGCCATTTATGCTGTTAGCTAATGAACACTATGCAGATTATATCAATAACCCATTATGGAAGAAATCATTTCGTATATTACCAGAGGTAAAACGCATATATCATATTCCTGCAGGATCTGACCAAATTAACATTAATGTGTTAAAAGAAAACTATACTGGTGTAATTGCAATTGATTTTACGTTTTCAAGTACGATTCGTAATGAATTAAAACCGCTGTCTGATGTGTTATGGCAAGTTAAATCCGGATCGTTATACTATGCAGATTTTACTGAATCTAATCTTGTAACTATTATACAACTATTAGATCCTTATAAGTTTGAAGTTGAATTAGAGTTACGAGATTACTACAACACAATTAGACTATGGGATAAACAAGATTTTAAAGATATGTACGATGTACACAAATTAGAACATACTAGATTTCAAACCCTTATTTCAAAAGATTTAGAATCTAATGATCCTACCATCATAGTTGATAGACGACTAAGATATCAATATTCAACAACTGTTGAATGCCAGACTACTAATGAATTAACTAAACAAATTGCAACCCGTGAAAAATCTAAAGTTTGGATTGATAGTAATACATATTCAATATCCAATGTAGTTGCATCATTAGTAGAGCTACAACGATTTCCGTTATTAGTAGTATTTGAACAATCAACTGATTTTACAACCATAACACAGTTTAACGAGTTATCTCAGGCGCTAACTGATCACGGCATCACTGATAACATTGGATTCCATTTTAGATTAGATAATACACCCGATGGAAAAATGTTTAATGACGGGATTGGAAAAAGACAGTATAATAGTGTACTAAACAATAATACAAAGGTTGCAGCAGTGCTTGGTGGTAAATTACCAAAATTCTTCCTTAAAGAAACTTGGAGACCAATGAGTGTTCTTTGTATTAAAAATACACTAAGACATAGCAAAACTGCAGTGTATGCGAATAGCAGTGATTTAATCATATCGTATACGCACGTAGAACCAATTATAGAAACGAGGAACAAATGGGAGTCAAACTAATTATAAAAGATGAAGTTAATATTAAGTTTGAACATTTACCATTAGATGCAAGGAAGAAGCTAGCAAGTGCATTCAAATATGAAGTGCCGTATGCTAGATATCAACCTTCGTTTAAGTTGGGCAGATGGGATGGTACAGTTAGCTTATTTGGTATAGGCGGTACCGGTTACTTAAACAACTTAGAATCGATACTTGCAATACTTAATAAGATGGGAGTTGCAATAGACGACATTGAAGATTTGCGTAAACCATTTAATTTAGATTTTACACCAATTACTGAAACATATTGGGCAGACTTAGGCAAAGTATGGCCAGTAGGACATAATGATGTTGGTAAACCTATTATGTTAAGAGATTATCAAGTAGACGCCGTTAACAAGTTTTTACAACAACCGCAGGCATTACAAGAAATTGCAACAGGTGCAGGTAAGACAATTACAACTGCTACACTGGCACATATATGCGAGTCACAAGGTCGTACAATAGTCATTGTACCAAACAAAAGTTTAGTTGAACAAACTCATGAAGATTTTGTAAACGTTGATTTAGATGTAGGTATGTATTATGGCGATAAAAAAGATTTAAACAAAACACATACTATATGCACCTGGCAAAGTCTTAATATATTAGATAAGAAAAGTAAAAACTTAGAACACGATATTATAACATTAGCAGAATTTTTAGACGGTGTTTGTGCAGTAATTGTAGACGAAGTGCATATGGCAAAAGCTGATGTGTTAAAGAATTTACTTACTCACAACTTATGTAATGCACCAATCCGGTGGGGATTAACTGGTACTATACCTAAAGAAAAGTTTGAATACGAACAAATATTTGCAAGTATAGGTCCTGTCATTGGAGGCATTAAAGCACACGAATTACAAGATGCAGGTGTGCTATCAGCGTGCCATGTTAAGGTATTACAACTGATCGACTTGCCATCATTTAGATCTTATTCGGATGAAATAACATATCAAGTTACTAATAAAGATCGAATGATGTTTATTAGCGATACTATTAAGACTATTGCAGAAACTGGCAATACGTTAGTGTTAGTTGGTAGAATTGAAAGTGGCAAGTTGTTAATTGAAAATATCCCAGATGCAGTATTTGTATCAGGTAATGTAAAAACAAAAGATAGAAAAACAGAGTACGACGAAATTAAAACATCAACAAACAAAATTATCGTAGCAACGTATGGGGTAGCAGCAGTAGGTATTAACATTCCAAGAATTTTTAATTTGGTGTTAATTGAATCGGGTAAAAGTTTTACACGAGTTATTCAAAGTATTGGTAGAGGAATTAGAAAGGCACATGATAAAGATTTTGTGCAAATTTATGATATTACTAGTACCTGCAAGTATGCTAAAAAACACTTAACAGAAAGAAAGAAATTCTATAAAGATGCAAAATATGAATTTGAAATTAATAAGGTAGATTGGAAATGAATATACTCACAGTAAATAATCAATCGTTTTCTTTAAATAACCTGCCTGACGAAGTAGACGACAGTATGCGATTTGGCATTTTAGATAATAGCAATCCGCAAGAACCGGATTTCTTTTTTATGCCGCTAATATATTTAGAATCGTTTAACGCTCCGGCTATTGTATTAAAGATTGGTGACAGCGAAGTAACTATGCCAATTGATTGGTGCATTGCAGTAGGTGATGGTAGTAGTGCAACTCACATTGAAATATTACCATTAACTAGTTTAAATGATAGAGGATTTGATGCACTTGTGTTTAATCCAATATCTGATTTTAGAATTGAATTTAAAAAAATTGAAATTATAAATTTTTACAATGATGTTAAATGGTACTTTCCAAAAATGAAAGTTGGCCATTTATTAGCAACTCCTTTACAGAATAAAGATCAACCAGAATGTGTATATTTTGTTAAAGAAGTTTCTCGTCAGAGTGAGATGATACATTTAGATAAATTATTATAGGATTATATATGGCATTTAAAGTAGCGTATTTTGCCCCAACTATTATTGCAGCGGATCAAGTTCCGCCTGTTGAATTTAGCAAGTTATTTAATTTAACCAATCAATTACATTTGCATCCCGAGTTACACGAAGCTGATAATCCATTTGTTAGTTTAGTGGGCGGATCTCATATTCAAATGTACCCTGCAAAAGTTGAACTTGATATTAATTGGCTTATTGTTTGGTTAGAGACAGTGTGTCAAGAGTACATGGATTTAGTAACTGTGCAAACTGGTACAACTGATTTGAAAATATGTAAACCAGTAATTACAAATGTATGGACTACCCAGCAAACATCAGGAAATTATCAAACCATGCATAGCCATCTAGGTAGTAATATTAGTGGCAACATTTATATTAGCACACCTAGTCTTGATGCTAACAGTAACCCTTCCGACGGTCAATTTGTTTTAAAAATGCCGCAAATTAAAGATATATCTAGATTTGTTATGCAAGATACATGGAAAACTGATACATCGCCTGGTACCCTTGTAGTGTTTCCAAGTTGTTTAGCACATCTTACATATCCATGGAACGGAACCGGTACTAGGACCGTTGTGTCTTTTGAAGCGGCAATAGTACCAATTATTGATGACGAGGATGCAGCATGAGTGATAAAGTAGAACTAAAAGAAAAGATTCAAGCAGTAGATATGAACATTCGCGAGTTATGGGACGAACTTGATGAAGTAAATCAAAAAGGCCTTAAGGGTGAATTGTTTATTTTAAATAGATACATTAGCAATGTTAAAGGTCAATCATCGGAAATACAAAAACACTTTGTAATATCAGTAAACGAATACTATAACAAAAATTGGTTCTTGTTGTCAAAAGAACATTCAAAATTATTATGGTTATTGTTATGTATGTGTAGTTTTAACGGAGAGAAAACATTCTTTCATGAATGGCTTGGCAACAAAAAGAAAGACGGTAACGATAATAAGAAAGTACAGTTTTTAGCCGAGCTTAATCCTGCTATGAAGATGCAAGAAGTTGAAATGTT